GGTCTGCGGCGAGGCCCGGGTCTGCGGCGAGGCCCTGGTCTGCGGCAAGGCCCGGGTCTGTCACACACCTGTTTTAATCAGCGGTTACGAGTTCTCACTCACCATCCTCGACAACCAAGTCCAGATCGGGTGTAAGACCGTCAAACTCACCGACGACCTGACACCGGATATCTTTCCAGAGGAGTCGTGCCCCAGATTGCGAGCCGCCGCGCCGAATATCATTCAGCTAGTGCTAGCCCATTGGGCGTTCTGCAAAACCGGAGCCGAACCATGCGCGGAATCGTAAAGGTCTAATCATGCAAATCAAGTGGACCGATAAGCGACCGACAGAGCCGGGGGATTACTGGGTCAGTGTCGACCCGAAGAGACGACAGCAGGGCATAAGAAGGAACATTACGCGCGCGTGCAAGTTGAGGTATCCCGTGACTGACACACAAGGGGCTTGCTGCCCATCGTGCAAAGGTGTTCGGTGGTCGCACAGTGGAAGGACGGTAACAGGTGACACTGCAAGATCTAAAGATCGATCGGGGCCGCGCTGCTGCGGCGCACTGAAATGAGACTCTACCGTGTTGCACTGGAGTACACTGCAAAGCGAGTCGTGTTCATTGAAGCTTCGGACTGCGACGAAGCAGCCGATATCGCACTTGAGAACTTCAAGGCAGAACCTCAGCCTGACGATGTTGTGGAAGATGGGTCTGCTGAGGTAGTCGAGTCAGTACATGACCGCGACCCTTGACACCGCGCGAGCGGAAGTGCTACAGAGGTCGCGATACCGCTTGACTCTATCAGAGGTGGATCGACCATGAAGATCCGTTTCGCCTCACGTACAGCAAACAACTTGGCGTTTCGGCTCGACGACACAACGCCGATGGAGCGGGCCTTTGCTAGACAGTACGTGTTAGACAGGCTTGCGGGGATGGCCTTAGAAGCGGGCTGTCGCTCTGTCGAATTCGCTGCTTGCCGTGTCACAGTGTCGCGCCGAAGCGGAAGCGATCAGCGCCGAGACTGTCGGGTGCTCGGTTGAAGCAATCCTCGACACGTTCCAGATGAGCTGGAATCCCGCGCCGATCTACCCCAGACCGAGGATCAATCGGCGCTTTGTGATGTGAAAGGCGGGACGATGAGTGACGGAAGTGTGGTTATGTTGCTGAAGACAGCGCCGTGCCACGAGCCTGTGGTGACGATGCGTAACGCGTCTAAGTGGTATGGTCTGGTAGTGGTCTACCCGGATGGTAAGACTGTCGAGCACGACTTCGGGCAGCTAGAGCCTTTTACCGAACACTCGGCCTATCGAGATCACGTCCCGAATCCTGCGGCTGTTCAACGCTGGGCGGACTCCGGGGGGTATCTCGTAGATCAGCGGGCTTTGGAAATGATGCTCGGGCGCTGGCTTATCGAATCAAACGACGATGATCTAGCGGATGTGCTAGCGCGTTTTGAGAAGTGATCACTTCTTCACGTCGACCGTCGCCGATCTGAAGTCTGACGGTGTGGGCGGTGGATTCGTAGGTGCCGACGATGCGCCCGCCGGGATCGGGTGTGTGTGCGTAGCGAGCCACGCGATAAGTCCCGTGAGCGGATTTACCGACGTAAAGTAGTTCCACAACGTGTCACCAAGCACGGCTTTTTCCAGCTCGATCGAGCTATTTGACCCGATCTTGATCTTGCCGGGCTCGATGTGGATCTGCACCCCCTCATCATCGCCGATCGTGAGCCGGTCGATCGGGGCACTTTTGAGCGGGTGTCCGAAGTCGTGAAGGCCCGGGATAAACACGCCATCGGTGAGATCGAACCGCCTATCGTCCTCCGGATCGACAAGCCCGCCGCGCACAAGCCACTTGTCAAGGCTCGCCTGGGAAAAGATCAAAAGCCCCGTCGTGTCGTCTGTGATCGGGAAGGTGATTCGCCATCTCCCCGCACCGGGAAATAGAACCGGCACGGCGGGCACGACCGGCAGCACATCGGCTACAATCGAGCCGTCTTCCGCCACACGCCGAAGCTTGACAAGGGGCTGCGCGTCGACCCGCTGCTTGCTCGCGTCGTACTTGGTGACGCGAGCCGGGATCGCGGTGTTGATTGACAGGCGCACCGCGTCGGCGTGTGCGGAAAGCACCTCTTGCAGACTGCTTGGCGAATCGTTCATCGGCTCGGGAACCCCTCGCAGCTTGTGTACCAGTCGCCCCCGTGAGTGTCCCCGGAATGCTCGACTTTGAAGATTCTTACCACGCCGGTGTGACGCAGGGACTTGACCTGCACGCGCCCGCCGGGCCGAAGGTCGGCATTGAGCAAGCACCGGAAGGTAAGCAGCCGGGGCCCTCCCTTGATCACAGGGGCGCCGAATTCGGGCGAGCCGACAAGACCGCTATCCGGTGAGATCTCGGGAACCTGTGGACCGATCTGCAGGTCGTCACGCTGAAACTGGAGCTCGCCGTCTTGAATGCTCCAGCTCACACCAGCCCCGCGTAACACCTTATCTAGCTCGCTCGATGCCGGGCCGTGGGTCACGAGCCCTGACTCGAACCGGATCGCCCCGAGCACGTCGGATACCTGGGCGAAGTTTCCAAGCCCAAGCCCGAGCGCGCCGGCCAGCTTGCGCACAACATCGCTTGCGGGCGCTCCGGCGGCGTGCGACTCGCTCACGCGAGCAAAGCGAAACGCCCTCTCACCGTCGCCGCTTTTGATAACCGTGCTCCAGCTCGCCCCCTCGCGGATGTGGTCAAGGTTGCGAACGTCGCCCGAGAACACACGCTTTAGGCCGGTACCGGTGTAACCCGCTTCGAGCTGAAACTTAACCCCCTTAACCTGCAGCGCGGCACGGCTTGTCGGGGCCAAGTTTGTAACCGTCACTTCCGCCGTGTTCGGTTCCTTGACCGCACTTTTGCGGACTCGAAAAGACACACGAAGATCGGTGATCTCGACGACATCGGTCGACATCGTCTTGAAATCTTCGGCCACTTTGCGAGCGAGTAGCAGCCGGACGCGACGGTCAAAAAGCTGAGCCATCAGGACACCGGCATTTCCGTGCTCGCAAAGTAGAGCAGCTGGACACGATCGCCCAGGTCGGAGCGCTGGGTTTCCGCGGACCATGCCGGGTCGCGCCGCTCGCCCGAAGTGTCGGTGAGTAGCAGGCACCCTTTGGGCATCTTCGGCAGCTTGTACCGGAACCCGAGAGGTTGATCGACGACGGCCTTGACACTGCTTAGGACGTGCTCGCGATTGTCGTCGAGGATGTGCAAATACCAGCACGATTCCCGAGTATTCCAGTAAAACTCGAGCGTGTAGCTCACGCCCTCAAGTTCCGCGTCAAGGTCGAAGTGGGGTAGATCCGGACGAAGCGGTATCACCGACGGCATTAGCGCACCCCCAGCTTGTCAAGTAGCCCCAGCTTCTCAGCCGCTGAGTAGGCAATTGACTTCTTTGTCGTGTCTTCTTTGGGTAGCTGCTTTCCCGTCTTCTGCTTCTGCTGGGCCTTCGTCTCTTTGGCCGTCACGCGTCGAGTCGTTTTGTTTTGAACGATCCGAACCTGCCGCAGCTGAATCTGAAAAAACAATGCGTCGCCGGTTCGCGGATCGCGAGGGACCGTGATATCGGCGATCGCCATGTTTTCATAGGTTCGCGTCGCGGTGACGACTCGCACAAGCTGGCCTACTGCCAAGCTGCGAAGCTCGGAATAGGCCTTCTGAGCGTAGCCCGTGGCGCCTTCGGGCTGGGCAGCGCTTGCTGTGGTAGTCACGGTCACACCGCCCCCGGCGCTCACTACGCGCTGCGCCTGTTCGCTGCTAAGCGGCGTGTTAGAAATCACGCCCGTCAGCGTCAGCGTAGGGGGCTTTTGTCGGATATGATCCGAGACGTTAAAGCCTTCCTCTACAGGGTGCTCGGTAATGTCGGAGCTGTCTTGATACGTTTCCTGTAGCGTCGCGTCAAACCGGATTGAGCCGATTTGCGTTTTGCCGGTGCGGTATACGAGCCGGGTGTCAGCCACAGATCACTTCGCAATCGCCGCCGTTGCACCGGCCAGCTCGCCTTGCCACCACCTCTTGAGCGATTCGGTCGCGCTCTCTCCGACTCCCGCCGCGGTCTGCCCGACCCCGGCCACGATCGTCTGCTCGACCTTAAGCCCGCCCACGTTCACGGTGCGGCTTGCGGTATTCGACACGCTAGCCGACGGCCCCGACGCGCCGCCGCTGACGGCTGCCGGCGAAAACCCAAAGAAGCTTTTGACGCCGCCGAAGCTCGTTTTGATCTTGGCGGTCACGGTATCGATCGCCTTGCTGATACTGCTGACGATCCATTGCCCGATCTCGTCGAAGGTCTCTTTGACCGTCAGCTTGAATTGCGCCCAAATCACATCGGCGTGTAAGAGTAGCGCGACGAACCCTTTCAACATCGTAACCCACCACGGGTCGGAGTCCGACGATGTTGAAATAAAGTCCTCTAGAAACGCCTTCCACTTAGGCCACAGCTGCCCGATCAAAGTGAGCCCGCCTCGCTGGTCGGTAAGCCACTCATCGAATAGCAAAATCACGAGCGCGAGCGCGGCAGCAATCGCGACCACGGGCGCGGCGGCAGCTGCCCAGGCTGCAGCGGCCCGAACGGCGGCAAGCACCGCGGCAGCTGCAAGCCGTAGGTACTGCGAGATCAGCAGCCCCGTCTGCGCAAGGTTCCAGATCAGCGCAGCGCTTACCACGCTGTAGATGATCACGGCGAACAGGCGCCACTGGTCTATTACAAACCCCAGCACCTTCCACAGGGCATTGAGCGCGACGACTAGCAGGCGCACGCCGCCAAGGATCGCTCGGAAGACAACCTGCATACGCTGGGCGATCAGGGCCCTGTTTTCCTTAACCCACTCAATCATCGCCGTCGACAGCGCCGACAACTCGCCGATGAGCGGCCCCGCGATCGCGTACTGAAGACCGCGCACAGCAGCTTTCAGCTTGTCAAGGTTGTCGCCGAGATCGTCACCCGCCGCGATCGTTTCCTGATCGAGCACGACACCGAGCGCCCGCGCTTCGGCTCGGAGCTGCGCAAGTCCGTCTCGGCCCGCGTTCAGCGTCGGTATGAGCTCGGCGCCTGACTTGCCGAACAGGTCCACGGCAAGCGCCGTTTTGCGGGCGCCGTCGGGCATAGACTTGAACTTCTCGGCAATGTCGCCGAGCACATCGCCCGCCGATCGGAGCTGGCCGTCTGTGCCGCGAATGCGCACGCCGACACGTCCGAACGCTTGCGCGGCCTCGATGCTTCCTTGTGCGGCCTTCGCCATATGCACCGACAGCTTTGTCAGTGCCGCCGTGGTGCCCTCTAAGCTGCCACCCGCAAGGCTCGCCGCGTAGGCCAGTTCCTGCAACGTCTCGGCGCTGACTCCGGCAGTCTGGCTGAGATCATTGAGCTTACCGGCATTCTCGACAAGCGCCTCGACCGAGCTTGTAACAAAGGCGCCCGCTGCAGCTGCGGCAACGGCTACGAGCCCCAGGCCCGCCTTGACCTTGCCGATCATGCTGTCGGCGCCGTCGAAGCTTTTCTTGTCGAGGTCAAGCCCGAGCTTAACCAGTAGCTCACGTATGATCATTTGCTTCGAGCTCGCTCCGCCGATCGTGCTTCAGCTGCTGCCAGCGCGTCAAGGGCGTGATTCAGCTCAATACACTCCGTCAAGCTCATCGTGGTGGTCACCTCTTGCATGGTGGCCTTTCCTTCGGTGACAAGCCTATAGGCCGGCCAGGCGTCGATCAGGTGGTCGATCCCGGTGACTTGCTCGCCGCCCCTCCCATGCCTTGCAGGGCTGGGAGGGAGCGCCAAAAATCGGCAAAGTTGACCTCGAGCGCGAACAAAACCGCGCGCATGAGCGTCATGGTCTGCCCGGCAAAGGCGAGGCTCGCGACCTTGGAAAACTCCCCGGTGCGCTGGCCTTCCTCGACCGGGTAGGTAACGCTCGCCTCGCCAAGTAGCGTCTGCACAAGGCTTTCCAGCTCATCGGGCGAGACGTTGGCGCCGAAGCTTTCTAGCATCTTGCCGACTTGCTCGACGCTGATATCGCCGAGCTTGCCGTCTAGCTTCAGCTCGCGCAGGGCAGAGCCGAGCACTTTTGCGAGTCGCGGATAAAGGCGGAGCGCTTTCATCGCCGGCAGCTGCACGACGCGTACCGTGATGTCACCGAAAGACCGTTCAAAAGAAGTGACCATGCGGCCTAGTGTATGGCGCACCGATGGGCAAAAACAATTAAGTGTTTATTGTTGACACGCGCTAGCAGTTTCGCTAGAAGTGTCTACGGAGGTGACACAACGATGTCGAAAGATCTGCTGTGTGTTGGGGATACGGTCGAGGTGATTGGACGATCCGCACCCGTTTCCGGATGATGTTTACCGGGGTTATTGCACCGATCGGCACACGGGGTACCGCTACGATGATTCACGTGACGGGCGGTTTTGTCGAGCTGGATAATGGAATGCGGGCGAGCGTTAGAGACGTGCGTCGTGTCGCTGACTAGGGCCGGCGGATGCCGCCGATCTTGCCGACGAGACGTTCACAGCGAATCGTCCAGGTGCGGGCGGTGGCATCCTTGCCGAAATCGCCGTCGGGTTGCTTGCTCACCCAGGCGTTCGCACTCGACAGAAGCGTGGTTCCGTTTAGGTCTTTCACCATGAACGCCCCGACCCCCGAGCCGATCGTCTCGTCGACTTCAAGCGACGCGGCAAGCACGTCATTCGAGGAGCTCGACTGCATGAGCGTCAGCTCGACCGTGGCGCGCTTGTCGTGCTTGCGCACGCGAACCACCTCGCCGTCGACGCCCGCCTCGTCGGTGAAGCTGGCTTCGTCACGCTTGACGGAGAGAAACTGCTCCGGCCCGAAGCCGGTTAGGACGTTGCCGCCAAGGGTGACAACGATCTGCGAAGGATCATAAGTGGCTGTCGACATCGGTCACCCCTTAGACGGTAAGAACGCCCTGGATCACGATCTTCTGGATCGCGCCCGCGAGGCGTGCCGAAAACTTGACGTTGCGAAGGATGCGTGCTGCTCGGTCTGCCGGTGCCGCTGCAGCGGCCTTCGGGACGGTCACGGTGTACGGCTCGGGCGCGATGCCGCCAGCAGTGATACCGTCGTCGAGCTGCGCACGGACTTGGTTTTCCACCTGCGCGATTCCCGCGTCGGTGTACGGGATCTTGTCCGCCGTGGCAAGTAGCAGCACAAGGCGTTCCTGCATGCGAGCCTGTAGCCAGTCGCGAAAGCGGATCGTGTCGATGAACTCGTTACCGCTCACGAGGCCGCCGTTGTCGGCGCCCAGTGTCATGTTTCGATTGGCAATCGTCACGTAGTAGTTGGCATACTTCGCAGCGATGTTCGTTTTGTGCGTGTCGGTGAGCGTCGACGCTGGCACGGTCGCCAAGGTCTTGAAAGCCCACGTCTCGCTTCCAGGCGTCAGCGGCAGACAGCGACCGAGCCACGCCAGATCAGCGAACGCGATCGGGCTATGATGGTAGATCGCCGCCGTGCGAAAGTAGGCCGCAGTCTTGAGCAGCTTGGCGACATCGGTCGCGAGCGACTCGACCACGGTTGCGACTTCGCTATCAGCCGTCGCGGCCACGTACAGCTTGCCGTTTGATTCGGCAAACCCAGCGGCGGCCAGAATGCAGGCGCTGGAGTTAAACATTGTTCCGAGCGCGTACCAGTCGTTATTTTCCAGCTTGATCGCCGCGAGGTCGGCGGCGATGCCGGGATCGGCGTGATCTTGTACCAGCTTCAAATAGGCGACATCGCCGACGCTGAGCGAGAACCAGTTTCCGGCGGCATTGCCGGTGACCTCGACATACTGCGTACCGACGCCGCCCGCGACTACAGCGGTCGCACCGGCAGCCGTGCAAGCTGCCGCGATTGCCGCTTGAATCCCCGTGGCAATCTCGTCATTCGTGGCCGTCGGATCGGAAGTGGACGTGTAGACCGTACCGTTCACAGACACCGGGTAGGCTTTGCTGTTGGCGACCGTCACGACCGAAATCTTGTAGCGCTGGGTCGGCTTGTTTGCCCCGCGCCCGATCACGACCTGATCGGGCCGGGGATTCTGCGAAAACAGGACGGCGGCGGCCTTGTACTCGGGCGCCGTGGTGGCGAAGTCGGCGCCCACGCCGTCGATATCGGAATAGGTCCGGGTACGCTCGACCCAGGTCGGTGTGTAGCCGAGGATCAGCGGTGTTCCGAAGCCCGCTTGCGAAAGCCCGCTTGACTGGAGCGAGATCGCGATCGAGACAATTTGCTCAAGTCCCATCGGTGTGTCCTCACGGTGGAGCGGTGAAAACACCGCCGGTATCGAGGTTTGTTAGCTCCACAGACTCTATCAGCCCGGTGCGCTCGCTGGCAAGGTCGCGCGCGTAAAGCCGCATGTCCACAAAGGCCCGTCCCTGAAACTCGACCTCTTGCATCGAGGGTACGTAATCGGGTCTGCCGGGATCGATCAGCGACAACCCCGCCGCTCGGAGGATCTCGCGCTTTGTAGGGAGCTGACACGCGGTAGCGAAGTTTGCTGCCCGTGCCATGGCGTCGGTCGCCGAAGCGGTATCGGGGGTGTAAAACTCGACGCGCAAGCCGAGCTCCCTATCGCCCTCGACTCCGAGTGTGATCTCTTGACCGGGCGCCGCCAGCGGATCGTAGGCTGTGGTCTGTGCATCCTGCCCCAGCACGACTGGCCCTGATAGGTGCAAGGCGACGTGAGCCGCGACCGGTGCCGGGTCATTCTGGTCACGCCATGTCACGACGCTTCCGGCAAGGCCTGTGCTCGCGACAGTCCAGTCAAAGATCGCATCTTGAATGGCCGCCAGATTCATGAAGCTCGGGCCCTCACGATTGCTTTGTAGAACACATCGCCCAGGTGGGACCACGTCTCAAGGTGCTCGACTTCGCATAGCTTGCCCGCCACCTCGATCAGATCGGGCTGATAGCCCGCTTCTGCCGTCGTCTCGGTTGAACCGATGAAAAGCTGCGTGCGTGTGTAGATCGACCACACGTCGCTTGTGATCCGGCCATCGCCGAGCCGCTGCAAGTCGCGCCCGGTGACAGCTTGCACCGAGGCAAGTATCGCA